TCCACCATTTGCAGCTTATTTTAAATTTGTGATTGCAAAACAAAAGGATGGTGATATTCAATTTGTATCGTTTGAAAATGCAGAAAGAGTTATCTTAACATTTGGACAAGGTGATAATAAATTAACATTTAATCACGTTTCTAATAAAGACATCGATATGGGCGAGGGTGAAGTTCTATTTAAGATTAATGAAGCTAATGCTAATAAAATTAGAGGCATGCAGAACACTAAGTTCTATATTAGTCTTGATAATGGCATTGATCAAACTTACATTACTTCTGGAAAATTCACACTAGCATAAGATGATCTTAAATAGCAGAAATAACTCATTTGACTTTAGATTTCCTAGGAAGTTTATTCCAGAAGAAGTTGCCGCTAAATATAAAAAGTATTTAGACAAGGTTCCAGGGTCTATGCTCGCTGAACCGATTGATTTTGTCAACTATTCAATTCAGGGCGTTAATATTCCAGGAGTTAGCTTTGATCCAGTACAGCAAGCAGATAATGACGGATCTATTAGATACCATAGAGGAACTCAACCTATTCAAAATACGATTGAGCGTCAGTTTACAGTGACTATGCAATTACTCGATGGTTTTATTAACTATTGGATTATGATGGATACTCTATTGTATTATTATGCTAGATCGACTACTAGACCATATACGGATCCATTAACTTTGAGAATTCTAGATGCAGAGGGTGCTTCAGTTGCCTATATGGAATTTCAAAAACCAATTATGAACTCAATAAACGAACTCTCACTTAACTTTGCAGAGAACGTCGCAGACTTCTCAACATTTGAAGTCACGTTCTACTATAATAAGTTAGACTTGAGAATAGAATTACAATGATATATACATTATGAAGACATTTAACAAATACTTATTGGAAGAGAAAGTGACCGATCAGGATATGGGTATGCTTAAAGAAGGTCTACAATCTGAATGGACTCCAGAATTAGAGGCTCAAGTAGATGAAGCTATCGATCAATTTATTGCTGAGTATGGTAATGAAGACGGTACTTTTGATATGGATCGCTTAAATGAAGAGATGACGAACGAAGGTCTTTTAGGTAGTATCTTAGGTGGTTTGACAGGCTTTGCACTTGGTAAATCAGTTGGTAAGATGATCGCTAGAGTTCTCGGTATTCAAAAGGGTATTTTTTATGATTTGTTAACTTCAAGACTTGTTGGCGCTGCCTTAGGTGCTAGTCTTGGTAAAAGAATGTAAATGAACTACGTTTCGGTAGACTTTTCCCTAAATTCCCCCGGTATATGTGTTTACAATGATAAGAGTAAACGATACCATTTCATCAGTTACATAAAACCTAAAACAGGTACTAAAGCTGAACAAAAATTACAGGAAGAACTTGGACTTCTTCAAGATGTAACACTTGTTGATCAACCTGATTTTAATAGAGAGGCTGAAGAATATTCAAGTGTTGAATTAGCTAAGGTCAAAAGATATGATCGAATGGCCGATGACATTATCAATCTAATTTTACAAGAAGTTTTTGTTGGTGATGGTTTTATAATTGGGTTTGAGGGCACTTCATATGGTTCTAAGATGGGAACTAATAATATGATAGACATGGCCGCAGGTGCCGCCATTCTCAAGTTGAAGATGTTAAAGACCTTAAAGCCCGAAAACTTGGTCACAGTCGCTCCAACCACTATTAAGAAATATGCCGGTAAAGGTAATATGAACAAGCTTCAGTTGTTTGAGGCTTTTCAAAAGAATTCGACGGAAGACCTCATCTTGGCTAAAAGCCCGTTGTGGAATATTGTGAGTGGTTTGGAAATCGGGAAGAAGATCCCGAAGCCTTTAGATGACCTTATCGATGCTTACTTCTTAGTGGCATATATGTCCAACCCCCCAGCCTAATCTTTCCTCTAGACCTAAAGACTTTAGTTATATGCACGTTCCCCCAAACTGTTTCATAATTAAATAAAAAAATTTCATTAGATAGCCAGTTGGCATGAAACATAACTCTAGTGAGATATATAATAAGTAACTAACAATGATTACAGACACAATGACAAATGACAATTTAGTCACGGTTGATTTTTACCATCTAAACACCGTTCTCATAAAAATGGTGCGTATGGGACAGCTCACGAATGAAGAGCGCGAAGGTCTACTGCACAAATCTGGGCTGATTAAGCTAGAAGACGGTAGATGGCAAGAATCTAACACATCTATTTTGACATTAATCAACGAGTAAGTGAAACATTTGTTTAGTTGCGATTATAAGGACTGAAAGTAAATTTCAAGTATTAAACATTTTTAAACAATTTTAAGGTATCATGAGTGAAAATTTTGACATTTTTAACTTGGGCGTAGAAGACGTTGAAACGCATCAGCCCCAACAAACATCAGTAAGCGAGATCTATAAGCCGACCGCTGACGATGGTAAAGACGGAACTTACAAAGCGTTGATTCGCTTCGTTCCAAACCCAGAGAATCCACGTAATTCTCTTATTCAAAAGTACGTACACTGGTTGACAAATTCAAGCGGTGACGGTAAATTGGTAGATTCACCATCTTCAATCGGTGAAAAGTGTCCAATTGCAGACGTATTCTGGAAGTTGCGTAAAAGCGACTCAGCTGTAGACCGTAAGGCTTCAGAAAAACTTAAGAGACGTCAGCAGTACTATTCTCTAATCAAAATCATTAAAGATCCACAAAATCCAGAATTGGAAGGTAAGTATATGGTCTTTAAGTTTGGTTACAAGATCAAAGAGAAGATCGACGCTGAGTTGAAGCCAGACTTCGGTGAGCCAACACAAGTATTTGACCTTTTCGAAGGTAAGAACTTTGAGTTGATCATCACTCGTCAAGGTGAATACAACAACTATGACAAATCTAAATTCTCAGCTAGCAAATCAGCTATCTTAATCGGTGAAACTCCAGCAGAGCGTAGCAAAGAATCAATGGCTACAATCAAAGAAGAACTTGATGCTGCACCTTCATTGGCAAGTTACGATTACAAAGCTTGGGACGAGGATACTCGTGCATTCGTAAACGATGTACTTCGTATGTACCTCAATCCAGGTGATTCAATCGCTGCAGTAACAAGTGCACCAAAAGCTGCACCTAAAAAAGAAGCAGTAGCTGCGACAACTGTAGTTGAGAAAGAGGCCTCTTCAACAGAATCTTCAACTTCATCAAGCGTTTCAAGTGACGATGATCTAGATTCTTTCTTGAATGACCTCGACATCTAATATAAAACTAACAGAGGAGCTTAAGGATAAAATTCGAGTTGCACTTAAACAAGTAGTACAACAAGAACATACAAATCCAAATAAGCAATCACTAAAGGACATGCATGGGCGAATAACCCTTGCATGTCCCTATTGTGGTGATTCCCATAAAGATGACACTAAAAAACGTGGCAATATCTTTTGGGATACCCTACAGTATCACTGTTACAACTGTAGTTACCACACAAATCTCCACTCTTTTTTAAAGGATCATCAAATTAGGTTCTCGACCGGCGAGGATACCTTTACAATTATTGATTACATTCAACAAAACAAAATTGAAGTTAGTAGCGAAAGCGTTCTACAGCCAACTGTTTTTGAGAAGGTACAAAAATATGCGATTGATATTGAAACTTTTAAAGCTAAGTTTAAAGCCAAGCCTATAGAACCTGGAGATTGGATTTGGTTTCAACTTAAAGATCGCCTTTTACACCATAAAGTAGATGAGTTTTTATATTCAGCCAAAGAGCATCGCTTATGGATTCTTAACTTTGGTGCAGAAGGTAAAATTATTGGAGCACAAACACGTAGAATGAAAGGATATGGTCAGCGATACTTATCATATGATTTACCTAAACTCTACGAAGAAATGGGTCAACCTCTTGAAATATCAGAAGATGAGCTTAATAGTATTACAAAGATCTCAACTCTTTTTGGTATTATGCATATCAACTTTCAAAGGCCAGTGACACTATTTGAAGGACCATTAGATGCTAAATTTATGCATAACTCATTGGCACTTTCAACAGCTGGTCGCTCAACTGAGGAGTTTGACGAAATCGAGACAGTTAGATATATGTTTGATAATGATAAAACTGGTAAGGCTAAAATGACTGAGAAACTCAAACGTGGCCGACCCGTCTTTATGTGGTCTAAGTTCTTACAAGAAAATGGGTTAGATAAATATAA